CTAGCTTTAGTTTTTTTGGCTTTCTTTTTTTTCTTTGACTTCATCATTGAGCCACCACCATAATGTTTCGGCATATTATATCTCCTAATGTAAAATGTAATTATGAACGATAACAACAACAACTAATGCTATTGCAATCTGCACCCATGATTTTAATTCAGTGAATGCATGCCACCATTTATTGACTTTCTCTTCAATAAATTTTCTAGCCATAACTGACTCCTTTCGTTATTTCGAGATTCCCTTGGTCTTCTCGAAAGTTCTGAGCGCACCCATACCCAAAAGTGACATCACAAGAGGCATCAATGTACCCATATCTAACTCTGGTATGTTTACCACTTCATACTGAAACAATCCACAAATAAACAAAATAAATTTTGACAAGACAAACTCCCAAAAAATTGCTAAAGCACAAGACATACCAATAAGAGGTCGCCATGAACGTTGCAACATACCACTTATTCCTCCAGCAGTGCTTTGTGCATCTGCCAAATTAATAGCCATCTGTTTTTCTTTTAATCGTGACTCTATCTCAGCAAATCGTACTTTTAACTGTTCTTTTTCTTCTTCACTGGTATGTAAATCATCAATAACACCAGCAACAGTTTTTATAGCATCACCACCTAATAATTTTCCTAGTACCATTATTTTCCCCCTAACAATGCCCAACCTTTTTTAAGGTAGGATAATCTATTTTTTTCAATCTCTTTTTTTTCTTCATCAGTTGTCACACGTCTAACTTTTGACTTTGTTCCATTTTTTTTATTATTCGATTTGCTCTGTTTGTTGTTTGTCTGTACCATAAACTGTCCTTCATTTCTAACATAGCACCAGGAATATCATTTTCTGATAAACACTTTTTAAATTTTACAAACTTATTTAAACGTGGCAAACCAAGCTGGAATACCATGTGTAGCACACATTCTTTGGCATTATCATCAATATTCATACCCTCTGTAAAAGTTTCCATATCTTTTTTTGAAACATTAAAATCTTTTAAAAATAATTCTAATCCTCTTTGATATGTAATAGGTTGCATTAATTCATCTTTCTCATTATCTCTAATAAGGTGGCCAGCACCGATAGTCCAATAACCTAGATGATCTTTGTAGGGTTTGAGGATTATTCCACCCTCTTCCTGTATGATTTCTTGTTGTAAAGTATGTAAGTCCATTAGTTAAAAAATTTTAATCCCCATGCAATAAATTGAGTAGCGACCATAAACCCAACACCATAAAGAATACGATTAAGTTTTTTAACCTCTTGTTGCAAATGGTAAATATGGTTAGTTTCTAACAAATCTATTTTGTTATAAATATTTACAATATGCTCTTTTGTTGTTTTAGGTGTTATCTTACTCATAGTTAATCATTATCATATATCAAAATTATTTCAATTGATTGAGTGGGTTTTCTAAAGCATTACGTATCTGCTTTTCAGTTTTTTCCTCTAGTTCAGTCATATCATCTTTGATACCATTGATAGCCTCTTTTAAATCTTTAGCATTTTCTCGGCTATCTTCTTTTACTCTTTGCTCAACATCTTCAACAATAGTTTCTATTCTTCTGACATCAGCTTTGAGGTCATTTTTAAGTTCTTTAGCAACATCGGCCACCAAAGCAACCTCATCAAGTATAACAGATATTTCTGATTGTAGCATATTTAATTCTGTTTCAAGAACCTCTAATTTGGTGTCATAATGCGATAAATCAGGCGATACAAAGTTGTTTATCTTGGTTTCCATGTCTAAATACCTCTGATAAGCCTCAAAACCACCCCATAATACCCCTACAAAACTACTTAAAATGGTTATTATGAGGAATATCTTACCTCCACGGAACTTAATACCACCTACATCTATTTCTGTTGCCATTGACTATCTATCATTTCGTTCATTAATTGATTACTACCACCAAACAGTAAATATCCAGCAATATTATTATCAGATATCACAGCATCTGGCAAAGTTAGATTAGTAAAAAAATTTGCCCTATCATTAAGTTCTTGTTGGTCACTGAAAAATGATTTAGTGTTTCCCAATACTTGCATGACAACGAGGGTTTTTAATTGACTTGTAGAATCATATCTTTTTTTATCATCAATCTTTTTCAAAACTTTTTTGGCTGCTTTTTGTTTAGATGATTCCTGTTTTTCATCGTCTTGGCTTTCTTCTTGGGTGGTTTCTTCTTTCGCCTCTGCTACTTCTGTTTTTTCTTGTTTGGGTTCCTGTGTTGATTCTTCTGTTTTTTCTTCGGTTGGTTCTGCGTTTTCGCTTTCATTTGGGGATTCTTGCGTTGATTCTGGTTCTGTTGTATCTGTTTCAACATCTTCAATATCCATTTCTAACTCCATTTCAATTTCTGATTCCACATCAGCCACACTAACCTCAACATTCTCTGAAACATCAACACTTGCTACTTGTATTTCTTCTATTTCTATTTCTGCGATTTCTATTTCAACACTTTCATAACTTACTTCTTCTACCTCAATAGGTTCAAAATCAAAACCAGCATCTGATTCAACAGGCATATTGGCATCAAAAATATCTTCAACAACATCTATTACTTCATCTGGCACATCTGGGTTCAAAGCAACAAACATTTCAACAGATGTTATAGTTTGTTCGACAATGGTATTGATAGTGTTATACAAAACGTTGACAGTGACATCATCGAACAAGGGTCCGATAGCAAGATTTATATCTCTACCTCCGACCTCAATAATAACAGTCGTAATGCTACCAGAAAAATCAAATCCCCCTGTGTATGTATCAAATCCAGAGTTTGTGCCACTTGCACTTAAAATATCCG